AGCTAGTGATTCTCTTATTAATTTTAAAAAAGATATAAGTCCATCTGTAATTGTATCAAATATTTTATCAAAGAAATCTGCAAAAGAAAATGATTTTAGTTTATCCTTTGCTCCTTTAAAACCAAATAGACCTAAAATAAATGCTGGTATAGTAATTATGAAAAAATCCAATACTGAACCAACTAACATTCTAAAGGCTCCTTTTATACCACCTAATACACCAGCAATGATTTTATTTAAACCATCTTCTTGTGATTTTAATCCTTTTATAAATCCTGTAATAAACCCTATAATACCAAGAACTGGTCTTAATATCTGACCAAATACCATACCTAATCTTTGAAATGCTCCTTTAAATTTATCTAATACACCGAATAGAGTTTTTAATACAGGTAGTTTATTAAAGAACATAAATATTTTAGTACCTATGTTTGTAAAATTCTTTCCTACATTTTTTGTAGATGCAGTTGCAGCGTCTAAACCTCTTGCAAATACAATACCAATTCTTTTAGGTAGATTCATTAACATTCTAAAAGGTTTTAATATCATCTGTACTAATTTATTAGCACCTTGTCCTACTAATCCAGAAGCTTTAATTTTAGTATCAATTCTACCAAATGCGGTAAATGCTGATTTTCTTCCAGTTAAAAATCCTGTCATACCCTTTAAAAAGTTGCCTACATTTGCTATCGATAGCTGCGCTAACTTACCAAGGTCCTTTCCAGCATTTAAAATAAATCTTGCAGCTTTTGCAAAAACACCGCCACCTTTACCTTCAGCTGAAAATTTAAATGTTTTTGCAACTCTATCTCCAAAACTACTAAATATGTTTTTTATGTTATTAAAGAGGACAGGAAGACCAAGTGTTTTAGACATATTTGTGGCTCCTTTGATAATACCTTTACCTATATTAACATACGGCACCATAAAACCTTTAAAGACTCCAATAAAGAAACTCACTAATGCTGTTCTAAAAAGCAATCCCATAATAGAAAAGCCTTTTTTATCTTTATATTGAAACTGTAATAGTTTAAACTGCATTTTTAACTGTTTAAATATATCTAATAAGCTATCATTTCTTTCATCATCTCTTCTTGCTTCCATACGGTCGCGTAAAAGCTGTTCTTTATCATTTTCTAAATCATCTAATCGACCTTCTTTTAAAGTCATTATTAAATCTTGCATTGCGTCAATTTGTGATTGACTCATATTCATAGAATCTTTTTCTAAATGGTCTTGTAATTCTTTTGAATATACTGCAGCTTCTTTTGCTATAGCATTTTGGTCACTATTCATTTGCTTTAGACTATCGACTAAATCATCAAATGGGTTAAAGGTGCCTTGTGATTCTAATGCCATATTTTAATCCTTATTTACCGAATGCTTTACCAGCTTCACTAATACCAAACGACCCTAGTGTTACTACCACAAATGAAGTGTATATTGTTTCAGAAACTTTTAAATCTAAATCCCATACTAATGCTGTGACTAAATCGGTTATACCGAAACACATCATTAAAAAGAAAGATATAAATCCTATGATTGCTTTTTCGTTTAAGTCGTTATCGTCTAAGAATAAATCCATGAATTTTCTTTTACGAGGTCCTAATCTTTCTGCGGCTTGCCTAGCTTCCTCTTTCATTTCCTTGATTGTATCTTCTTGTTGGTCAAGCTTTTCAATCATAGCCATATACTTATCTAAGTCTATTTCTACTTCATTCCTACTGTTATCTTGGTTTTCAGCCATTATCCCATTCTCCTATTTTCCGCTTTTATGCGTTCGTTTTCTTCTGCTATATGTTCCTGCAAAAGAGCTATGTATATCTCCCTTTCCCACGGTACCATATCATTTAGTTCTGTTAAACTATATCCATGATGTTGCATCATTGCAAAATTAGTCTTATAATGGTTAACAAGACTATCGTGCGAAAGGCCTATGTAAAAAAACTTTGTAAGCCCTTTAATTCTTGTGTATTATCTTTTCCACAAGCACACTTATAATCAATTGTACATGATACTGCTGGCATTGAATTAAAAAAGTCTGTCAATTTCATAAATTGTACTGAACTTAATGATTCAATAAAATTTGTTAATGATTTTTTAGATTCATTACTTGAATCATATACATCATCAGCATCAAATACAGAGTCAATACAAGCAATAATCATACTCATTGCTGAATCAACTCCTTCATCTCCAACTTCAGTGAAACTATTTACTTGTTTTACTGATGGATATTTCATTATAACACCAACATCATCTGTTAGCATTATTTTAGTTTCTTCATTATCAACTATCGGTTTTTGAATTTCTTCAAAATCAATTTGTACATCACTACGTACATCACATTTTTCATCATTACATTTCATTTTTAAATCAATCTTTTCACCAACTGATTTAGCTCGTAATGCTAAAAATAAAGTTTCAATGTCAAACATTGCTAAACTTTCAACATCATCGATATCATCTACACAAGATTTAATAACATCTATGGTAGCTTGCATAATAACCTTTTGGTCATTAGTCTCCATAGCCATCATTAATATCTTTTCTTCCTTCACTAGGTATGGTCTATACGTAACTGTTTGACCAGTTGACGGTATTTCAATACTATACCTTGCTGTATTTAGCTCTGGTAAAGCCATAATATTTCTCCTATTATATTATCCAAATACAGATAGCGCACTTCTTATGCTGCTACCCGTACTACTTAACGCACCTTGCGGTACATATTTATCATAAGCAAAACTCACATTCAATTTTTGAATCTGGCTAGTGCTTTCGTTAGAAAACGCTATTTCACTCATACTTACAGGGAATGCTCCCTCCAATTTTATACCATATATTGGTATATCTTGTTCATCTAACTGTTGTATTATTACATCAGTAACTATATCTTCTTTATATGCGATACAATATTTATCTGTATCTACTATACTATTTATCCACTTATCAAAGAGAGTTTTCATATAATAATCATTTGTAAGTAAAAAACCAAGTGAAACATCATCATGTATTGTACCATAAGGTATTTTTTTAGATTGTCTTACTGTCTGATGTTCAAATGTACTAATTTGTTTTCCTGGTATTGATACTGAATCACAAAGTAATGCAATGTCTCTTGGATCGTTAATTAAATTCTTTGCATTAAAATTGCCTGATATGGCTGATGAAATAATACTTTCGACATCAAAGTTTAATAGTGAACCACTTGGTGGTGTAAACATTACATTGAATCTATTAGCCTTTGCTAATCCACCTTTTTTAGATACTGTTGATTTTAGTCTGTCTATACTCATTTTTTCTTCCTATTTCTCATATAATAAGCTTTAGTATTTTTGATACTTATACCTCCAGTACTTCTTGCAATTTTAGCACTTTCGTTCCATATAGCAGTTTTACCTTTTTTCTGAAATTGTTCTACTGGTAAGAATATAGCTATCTCCCAATCTGTCATTGGGACTCTTGAAAACTGTGAACGCACGTTAGTTCCTAAATAATGTTTAAAGCATGGTCTAAATTCTTTAAATTTTCTTACGCCCGATATTAAATTATATCTTAATTGTGTAAGACGAGAACTTTCAGTAGATTTAGCTGGTCCAAATGCCATTAGGTCATCTAAAAATTTTGCTCTAGTATTATAATTTAGATAATGTAGATTTAATCCATAGAATCCACCAGGTGCACCATCAACCATTATTGTTAATGGAAACCTGTCGTAGTAAGGTAATGTAGCTTTATGTTTTGGGTCATAAAAATACATGTACATACTTCCACGAAGATTAGTAGTTGTTTTGTCTAAAGCAGTATCTGATAAAAGCTTTTGTCTTGATATTTGTAAGCCTTGCACATTTTTTTGAAACCAATCACGTGATTGTTTAGTACGAGTTCGTATTCCGCTTCTAAATGCGTTTGCTTGTAGGGTATCGAATAAACTTGCCATATATCTATTTATACAGACTTACAGTATCTTTATGCCTAAATTCTTTAAAGTTTCTTCTGTCCATACTTGAAACTTCCAACCTTTGTATTCAGCAAATTGAGCAGCTGCTTCCCATTTATCTTGATTCTTACTATATGTAATCATCTCATTAATATATTTTTTAGTCTTACGACTACGTTTTTTAGGTGGAATGGTTTGATTTTTTGGTTTAATTTCTATTAAATAAGTCTTTTTGTCTTCCATCTGTATCAAAAGATCGACGAAATACCTATGCAGTTTTTTAT